GGAATTTTTGGCTGCTCTGTTTCTGGTAAGGGCGATGGTTCATTACTGATAGGTGCTTCTTCTGTAATGACCATATTCTCAGGTGTATAGTCAAGAGGTACAAAGCTAGGAAACGGAAAATCACACGTTGTAAATACACCATTTGGATCTTCCAGCAATAAATTACGATTACCAGTATTTTTTATATCACGATGTTGATAGGTACAACCAGGAACATCTATATCTGGTGGTTTTGTAATAGTTAAATAATGAGGAGTATAAGGTTCTGGAACGTCTGGAATATGTATCTCAGGAATATTTATATCAGGTATATCAATCGTAGGCATCTCTTGGTAAATATACTTCTACATGGGAATAACATTTAGGACAGGATAAATTAGTTACCATACTGTATTCTCCAGACATTATTGGATGATCTTCTCCATCTAAACTATGATCGCCACCCCATATCAATTCAGCCTTGCAATGCCAGCATTTCATCTTTATACAACTACTTCTTCTTCTTCCTTCTCTTCTTCTATTTGTAGTTCAATTTCTTGTAGTTTTTCGTGAAAATGTACATCATCTTGGAGATGGGCTTTCTTTTTAGGTATTGCTATAGAAGGACCTGTCATATCAGGTAAGCCTTGATCTAACATTTTAGGCATCATTCCAGAAACATTATCAAGAACCTCATTCATAACCTTTGATTTAAACTGTTCTGATGTTACATACTTATAGCCAAAGTAAGCAGTGCCACTCATTGAGGCTACCATTATGAATGAGATAATACTTAACGTGTTTGCGACCTTTTGAAACATTGATTTAAAATGATTAAATTAGCAATTTTGAAAGCCATGTCTGTTATGACATTAGCAACTTTACTTTTAATTATAGGGCTATCACCGTTATACGTCACGCTTGGACTATTACAACGACAATTGATAGAAAAAGTTAAGTAGTCTTTTCTGTCATTTCTTCAAGAGTAGCAATAGCACCTCTTAATTCATAGATTCTTATTTTACAATTTTCTACCACTTGAGTAGCTTTAGTGTAATTTTCTTCCATTTTTTTAATTTCGGCATTTAGTTCCGCTAACTTTTTTTTTGGATCAGAATTAGAAGTCATAAAATCAATTTGATATTACTTTAATATAATACCAAATAATTTAAATTTCAACTAAGAAGGTCTTTTTGGATAGTCATAATGTGTTATATCCTCAACAAGTGTTTGATAACTAACAGTTTTGGTAGTTGGCATATCTCTTAATGCCTGTCTGTAAGTTTGCCATTCTTTTTTCTTTTCGTCTGTCAAAGGAGAGTCAGGACTTTGTGTCCAATCAGATCCATACAACAAGTCATTTCTAGTATCTCTAAACCACTTTTCCCATTCCTGTTCAGTTGGTGTATTGTCAGCTTCTTCTTTATTTTTAGCAACTTGCCATTCAACAAGACATTGATTGTATGGAGTTAAATCATCTATAAAAACATTAGGACTATTATCAACAAACTCTACTTCTCCCTTATCGTTATCCCACTGGATTGCATGAATATTTTGATCTATATAACTTAAATCATTAACAACATAACCTTCTCCGTCTTTAATAACGACATTATCTGGTGTGATTACTGTTAATTTCATTTAACTATCCAATAAATTTGTAATGTCTACATCAGATATTCTAGTCGGCCTTGGCGTTGCTGGCATATCCATTCTTCTAACCATTTCATTTCTAAATGATTCGACAGCAGCACCAGACATTCTTGTGCTTTGACTATTTTCAATAGCCAGCATGGGAAGCCAAGCCACAGCACAAGCCCAATCTTCTACATCTTTACCTGTCTGTGGGTTTGTTCCTTGGACTTTTGTAAACCAAGCACATTGTAGTCCTATACAGGTTTTACCCATCAAAGGACAAATATCTCCACTTTCAACTTTAATTGTCATTAGTCTTTTTGTGCAATGATAACGTCTAAATATTTAACTGCCAAGCTTATGGCCGTACCAGTGAATGTGTGGTTATGTGCTGAGCCTGAAAATCCATGACTATGTGAGTTTATTGAGTGACTATGTGCCGAACCTGTGAATCCATGACTATGGGAATTTATTGAGTGAGTATGTGAGTTTATAGAATGGCTATGAGAAGAACCAGAAAAGCCGTGACTATGTGAACTTGAACTTCCTGCTTGTAATAAGGTATTAGAATTAATATTTCTATTTCTACTTCTGTCTGTTGTTCTAGGACATGAGTGGTTGTCATTAGCTGGAAAACCCTGTGATCCTGTTGAGTTTGAGTCACTGTTAGTAGTTTTAACAGTGTGCCTATGAGTTGGCATTTGAGATTCACTTAAAGTATGGCTATTTACCGAGCCTCCTTGAGTAGTGCTGTTTGTATTATTTCCTCCACTGTTAGTATTATTTCCTCCATTAGCAATAGAACCACCTTGAGTAGCATTATTCGTATTATTTCCTCCACTCGCTACTGTACCGCCCTGTGTAGTATTATCAGTGGCACCAGAAGGGTTATGAGTTGCAAAGGCAGTTGTAAAATCCATTGATCCGCCAGAACTAGCCGTTCCAGATACTACTCGTAAGGCTCTTTGGTTCGTATCACTTGTGTCTTTAGTCCAACCAGTAGGTGCTGATGATTGTTGGAATATCATGCGAGTTCCTGATGGAAACGCAGTTACTTCAGCACTACTGCCTTCTTTACCTATTATAACTTTACCCTTTGTACGATTTGGTGCATTTGCACCACCAATACCTGTACCAATACCAGCGTTTAACCAAATATTACCAGATGACTCGATAGCAACAGCATCTTCAGAAGTTGAATCATCTGCATCATTTTGTACTCCAATTACAAGAACACCATTTTCACCGCTAGTTTCATTTGCATAATTATTATTATCGTCATACCACCATAGGTATCCAAAATCTGAACCAGGGTTTACTTTACTTCTGAAGATAATTCCAGTTTTACCACCTGATCCACTTGGTTGAAGATTTAAACAACCAGCCGTTACTGATGGAGCTTCATTTTTACCTGCATTTGTTAGTGTATGTGTGAAGCTATCGGCTGCATCTGATCTTAAAAAACTACTTGCTTGTATGCCATCTACTGTGTCACTATCAAGACCACTTCCAGAACCATCATTTCCAGCGTGGAATACTTTATGTGCAGTGCCATCAATAGCAAACTGTAGACCATTGCTCCCATTGCCAACTCTGAGTTCATCTTGAGCTTCCTCGTTGCGTAACCGAATATAACCATCTTGGTGCCATTGTATATATGCCTTATCTGTAGTTCCTTCTTGAAATCTAATAAAAGGATTAGAAGCACCACTAAGAATTATTTTTTCATTAGTTGAGCTGCTAATTGTATAAGTATCACCAGTTAAAGTATCGCTTGCGTCTGACCTTACATAGCTACTACCATTAGCTTCGTAAGTATCAAGTTTTGAGCCATCAGCAGCCAAGTCTCTGCCATCAACTGTTCCACCAAGAGTAATATTTCCAGCTACATCTACGTTTCCTTCCTTAGAAATTGCAATTTTTACTGAGGTAGAATTACCACCACTTATAGATAATCCGTTGCCAGATGTTGTATTGAAAATTTCCCAATCATTTGTTTTAAAAGATTTACCTCTAACATTAATAAAAATATCGTCATTAGCAGTAAGTTGACCAGTTAACGTGCCACCAGCAAGAGGTAGTTTGGTTGCTATTGAGTTAGTAACTGTTGTACTGAACGAAGCATCGTCACCCAAAGCAGCCGCTAATTCATTGAGTGTATTTAAAGTTGAAGGGCTGGAGTCGATCAGATCCGCTATTGCTGTTCTTACATACGAAGTTGTAGCAACTTGAGCCGAGTTGTTGGATTGTGCTTGTGTAGTTGCTGTTACTCCGTCAGTTAATACACCAGAGCTAGAAGTCAAACCACCAAACAGCGTGTCTCTAGCTGCAATATCAACCCCATCTACTGTGCCTGATACTGCGATGTTTCCTGTTACAGTAACACCAGAAGAGTCAGTTTCAAACTTTTTAAGTCCCCCTGCATAAAGTTCAGCAGATTGGTCATCAGCTTCAAATTGAAGAACTATTTTATTAGTAGTACCATCGTGCATCCTAAAGTACATATCTTCATACACTCCGTTACCACCGATTCTAAAATTACCTTCCCCACCATTACCGACGTAAGCCAATATACCATTATGGACATTAGTACTATATGTGTCGTTTCCTAACCGAAAACCCCAAGGGTTTGCATCGTCAGTCTTAATATTTAAGATCGGACTAGCTGAACCATCATCTTCGAGAGTAAGTTTATCTGCAGTTATTTCTCCTGTTACGTCAATTCCCGTGTCTGTAGTAGCAAAACGCTTTGTATTGTCATAATATAAATCTACACCTTGTTCATTAGTTGGAATATCTATATATTTATGAGTTCCATTAAGGGTTGATAATTGAAATTGATCTGATCTTAAAACTAATATTCCATTATTACTATCAATGTGATTATTTGAACCTGTATGATAAATAGATAAATCTTGACCAGCACCTAGTTGTAGTTTTGCGTTATCGTTTGTTATTAAAAAATTATTATTTGTATCTATTTTTGCAGCAGTAGTAACACCCTGCATAAAAATTAAATCTCTAGCTGTAGAACTATTTACTCCTCTAGAAACTAATTGGTTTGTGGTTGAACCAACAGACATTGCTATGCTTGCCACTGTACCTGTATTTCTTGCTGTCACAGTTGCACCAGAAGCGGCTCTTGCATCTATGGTTGAAGCTGGTGTATTTGTATTTATTCCTAAAGATCCAGTAACATTCCCACCTGTCGAATGTGTCTCAAACTTTTTCTCAGCAGCCGAACCACTCATTCCGTGATATAACTCAACGGCTCCGTCTTTTACAAATCTTGCTAAGTATTCTGACCCACCAATTAAATTAATTGCTGATCCATTGATAGTTCTAAATTGCAAATCACCTGTTCCATTATCATCGAGGTAAGAATTTATACCATCGTGATATAGCTGTAAATCATCGCCAGAACCAAGTTTAATTCTATTGCTTGTAGTACCAGCACTATCTCCACCATTTATACTTTGGCCATTCATGTCTAATGAATTGCCCAATTGTGGAGAAGTATCGTCAACTAAATCTACATTTGCAAGTTTTGTTCGAGCTATCGCTGCGTTAGAAGCTACTTTTGCATTGTTTATGACTCCATCATCAATAGTAAAAGTCGCACCACTATTGCTGACAGTTATATCTCCCTTATCTCCATCGCTAACACCAGCAGCAGCACCTATTTCTGCAATAGTTCCATCATCTTTTTTAGTAAACAGACTCGCATTGTCTGTCCGTAACGCTACTTCTCCAACTACTAAATCACTTGCACTTGGGTCGCTGCCTGAACCGTTTTTTAATTTAATTTGATTAGCCATGAGCTATTACCTCCTAGCTCTAATAAGTTCCACCGTCTATGTCAAAGCCAGATACACTTCCATTTTCTAGAAAAGTAACAAGGTCGGATAAAGCAACCTGTACCATCGTACCGCTATCATTTATAACCATACGATCTGTTGTTGCTAAAGTTGTCGACGTTGCACTCGTAGATCCGTCAACTATATTCAATTCTGCTGTACTTACTGTCGCACCATCTAGAATCTGTACTTCTGTTCCTGTTAGATCAGCTAAAGCATCTGCCGTGCCTTGAGCCATAGTGCTAAGTTCTGTAAGTTTATCAGTGTGAGGCTCAACGTCTGTACCAATAACAAGACCCAATGAAGTTCTTGCAGCAGAAGCACTTGTGGCTCCTGTTCCTCCGTCTGAAATAGAAAGCGTTCCTGATATAGAACTAGCATTTAGATTGACAGCAATTTTTGTCGATTGAATTTCAAGACCGCCATTAGCTTTTAAATCTACATCTAATGTATTTCCAGATTTTTGTAGGCCATTTCCTGCTGTAATCTGACCAGCACCAGAGAACTGAGCAATAGTAAGATTATTTGTTCCTACTACAGCACTTCCATTATTAGAAGTGCAAACAAAACCATTCTCACCATTAACCGTTCCCTGCTCAACAAAGGTGAAGAAACCAGCAGCGTTAGAACCAAAAGCTAAATCCGCAGCCCTAACGGGTGGCGATCCAACAACATAGATACCGTTTTGAGTTTGAGTAGATTGGTTCTTAACAAGAATACGATCTCCATTGGCAAGAGTAACGCCATCTAATGTATCGCCATTATTAAGAGCAGTGGATATTGTGATGTTTGCTGTAGTTGCAGCTACAACAGAATCTTTTACATCAAGTCCTTGAGCAGTGGCTTCTACAAAACCTTTGGTCGCAGCATCTTGAGCATTTACTGGATCGGCTACGTTTGTAATATTTTGAGAGTTATAAGACACGCTGCCTGTAGGAGCAGCCATCTGATCTAATCTATTTGTTCTAACTCCTGCATCGAAATCACTGATCTTTGTATGTGCTAAAGAAGGTATATCATCTGAAACTAAAGACCTAAATGTAGGTGCTGCATCTGATCCTGTTGTTGGTCCTGATAATATCTTATTTGCATTTATTACTGTATCTTTATCAAAAAACTTGCCCTCTCCACCAATAGGTTCAATAGTTGTGGCAGAACCACCCGATCCCCCCGTTCCAATTCCAATGAATAAGGTTTTACTGCCTTCAGCAAAAGCTAACTCAGCGTTTTCAAGAGTGGTGGGTGCTGATGAACCAGTGGATCTTTTAATCCTTAAGGTGTTAGCCATTTCAGAAATTTCCTCCGTCGACGAGTGTTAATTTGGTAGTAGTTGCATCTGCTTTAAATGTAGCAGAAGTTGAGTCATAGTAAACAACAGAGCCGTCAACTTTCGCAGATTCATCTAGGTCTAGACCCTTTGGACCCTGCGGACCTCTGGTTGCTACAGTAACTACAGTTGTATCACCTTCATTAACTGTAACATTATTCTTCGTGGTTGAAATGTTAACAGAAGTCATGCTGTGTAACCCTCACTCATAAAGATGTCTCCTTCTAAATAATACTCTTTTAATCCAGAAGCATTAGTTAGTAATACATCATATTTTAATAAATTAGGTGTAAATGTCGCTGTTTGTACATCAGTAAGAGCTATATCTACCGTTCCAGTTGTTCTATTCGTATATGTCACTGCCCAATCAGCATATTTTGTGGTGCGTGTTTCTTCCCAAACCTGTGCTTCAACAGTATATCCAGTTAAATCTATTGCATTATTGCTACTATCCTTAAAAACAATCTGAATACTATGATCCGTTCTTCGCTGAATAGTCATGTTGTAAATTCCAGGTGTAACTGCCATAACTAATATTTAATGATGTACATTAATGCTACATTACGAGGTCTAGTTTCTGATCCTCCAGTATTATTCACAGTTGTAGAAACGCCTACACTAATTCCACACTGAGTATTATTCATAAATTGTCTAGTTCCTAAAGGACCTAAACCCTGACCATTACCACTTCCATAGTTACCAACAACCCTATCATTAACAGCAAGAGTACCACCGTCTGCTGTGCTGTTGTTTGAGGTGCCAGTTGTAGGACTATGATGATGCGATGGATCATTAACGGTCGCAGTAGATGAAGCAGTGTGATTATGGCTTACAATATCGCTTGATTGAGTTCCTCGAATTGGTCGGCCTTGATCTCTTGTCGAGTCGTTAGTATTACTTGCCCAACCTCTAACAAACTCTCCCCTAAGATCAGGTAAACTATTTCCTATTTTATTTCGTAAATCTCCAAGTAAATTTTTATTCACTCCTTGCACTGAACCTGAACCAGATATACTTTCGCCATTACACTCTAAATAACCATCGGGCACGTCTGATGTAGCCATGCAAAATACTGCTGCTACAGGTACAGAAGCAACAGCTTCCCATGCTAATGTTGAATTACCACCGTTACTACTAGCAACTTTTAAAAAACCTCCGTCTACTTTTGTCTGCGGTAATACATAAGTCCTGCTTTCACCAATACTGTCATTGGCTGTTAAACCTGTAAAGAAAGTTTGAGCAGCATTTTTAAGTTCTAAGTTACCACCAAAAGTTATTTCGATTCCATAACTACCAACACTAGCTCTAACTGCTGAGCCAGTTTTAAAAGCCATAACATCTGATCCTGGCCTGTAAATACCTGTATCTGTATCTCCATCAAAACTAATAGCAGGAGTTGAACTGCTAGTTGAATTACTAAATAATACTTGTCCTCTAAATGTATCTCCTGTTCTTTTTACCAATCCTAAATTATCTTCATCTAGATTCCCTACTTCATATAAAGTTGCACTACCTGTAACTCCTCGTTGAGCTAAATTACCTCCACTTGTGCCTCTTATAAATAATTTCTTTGGTGTTCCACTATCTTCGGCTATAAATTCTGTAGGTAATAACTCGCCACCTGAACTTAACGGACCATAATTATGTGCTGCCACTGCTTTGATGGTATCTTGCATGTCCTCTCTGACTACTAAGCCAGAGGCATTTTCTATGTCTTTAGTACCTCTTTGAAATGTTGACACTACAAAAAATCTTTTACTCTATATTACACGCCTTTACCGTAACCGACAGCCTGAAATGTAAATTTTTTATTTACTGGCTGATTATTAGAATTTTTTATAATTAAATTAAAACCCTTACCATTTATATTTGCTCCTGCTGCATTTAAAAAATTACCATTTGAATCTTGTTTGATAACAAAATATTCACCACTAGCAGCATTAGCAATAGTTATTCCGATAGAAGGCAAAAGGGTATTAGCATTTCCTAAAGCTGTTGTTCCTGTAAAAAATGGGTTAGCAAAAGTTACATCTACTCCATTAGCTAAAGTATTTGCATCTGGACCCGATTCTATAGGAGTAATAACACTTTCATTGCTTGAATTTAGATGTGATCTTTCAGTTCTTGATTCAAACTCAGCAATAACTCCAAGCTCCTGCACGTTTACATTATTTGCAGCAGAACCAGATTCTAATGTGCATCTAAATTTAAACCCTCTACCTTTATACGTTCCATTGGCAAAAGTTTGGTAGTTACTGTATGTAGGAGAACCAGTACCAGGATCATCTTGAGTTATGCTGACAGATAAAAACGCACTTACGTCATCTATAGCAGGGCCATCAAAGTTGCCATCTGTTGCATAATTGTTCCAAAAAGACCCTGCTGGTATCAAAGTATCTATTGTATTAACAAAGTTAAAAATACAAGCGGTAGCTGAGGATACGGTTGCACTTGGCACTGCCTCTATTTGAAAACTGGTAGTAGTAAGATTATTACTTATTACTTTATAAACACCGCTTGTTGATCCACTGCTAGGTGTGAAATTAACATAATCTCCTGCTGATCTCCCATGAGCAGTAGCATTTCCACTTGAATCTAAAGCAGTAATAGTTACTATAGTGCCAGATTGAGTATATAAACCATTTATAAGTTGACCCCCTACACCAAAACCAAATGCTTTAATGATTCTTCTGAAATTAACAGAAAAAATAGCACCTAAATCTAACGTGACGGCAAAATCATAAAATCCTCTTAAACCTCTATCAATACTTACACTTCCAGAGGTGTTAACACTACGGTCTGCTACAACTGTAAGAGTATTTGCATTTTGAACTGAAGCAACTGTATAATCTAAATCTTCTGCTTCTCCTCCAGTAAAATTAAACTTTAAAAATTCTCCAACTTGTATTCCGTGGTTTGCAATTGTACAAGTAATAATTTTACCTACTTGACTATAGGTTCCAGACTTTACAACTGTTACATCTGCTAACTCCAAACCTCCTGCATTTTTTGCCGTATTTCTTTTATTTCCTGCAAATGAATTAGGTAAATCTGTATCTTCTCTGTCATTCATTACAATTTTGGAATCTATTAAATCAGGTAAATCAACAATTACGCTGGTTTCTTCTGTACTAAAACGACCCCCATCATCTTGAAACTTTAAAATATATTCTCCTTCCAACAAAGGTACGGTAACAGAAGTACTATTTCCTGGAATTGCTTTTATAAGATCAACCGAGTTTTGGAACGTACCTTGACCATCTGTTTGTGTGCTATGCCTTACATACACTCTTCCACCATGTATAACATCAGGATCAGTAGATAAATCCCATCTAAGTCTTACATCTTTCGAGTCGATAGGTTCATAACTTAAGTTTCTTACAGGACCAGGAATCTCTGACTTACCTTTTGCGTTAAAAGTTATATTTGTAGAAGTCGTTGATAAAGTAAAAGCAGCATTATAAGAAAAAACTTTAATTTCATAAGTTCCTGCCTGACTATTTAGTATTTCAATATCAGGTCTAAAAACTGTTTCACTTACCCAGTTTGTATTATTAAATCTATATTGCACAAGATATTGACTAACACCTGTCCTTACTTCCCAAGAGACAATAATTTTTGATACAGCTAAATTATTAATTACTACAATTTTTTCTACAGCACCTAAACCAGTAGGAGGTGCTTTAGGAACATTTAATAAAGATATAGTTCGTGGTGTTAATGCTTCATCTTGTTCAATATTTGCATATTTACCGTCTACATAAGTTAAAGCTGTAATTGTATAGTTAACATCATCTTTCTCTTCGATATTAATAACTCTAAAAGTTTGAGCATCTACAGCACCAGGTTGCCCATCAAACTGTGATTCACTCGTTAACATCCAAATTGAATTATCATTTGGTTCTTCAGTTAAAGCAGAACCTAAATTTATTACATTACCAGAAATAGTAAAAGGTTTATCTTCAACTATTCCACTAGGCAACATTACAAAACATCGTGGATTACTTCCAGCGAAACCAGATAAATCTTGTATGTTATCTACTGTTATTGAAGTGGTAGTTGCTGTTTTTATTCTTCCTGATCTTCTTACACCACTTCTTACTGGATCACTAATTTTAATAACACTACCTGGTCTGACGATACCCCCTGCGTCTATTGATGTAGTAAAAGTAACTACTTCACTTTCTTGTTGTTCACTAAATAAAACAGCTTTACCAAGCCTTCGAGCTTGAGTCCGAGAAGTACACGCAAAAGCTTTTATTCTTTTAATAACTCTACCAAATTTTTCTATAGCAACATCATCCTCTACTACTTCATAATCTATTTCCCTACTATCCATATTGAAATATCCAACACTTACAACAGAATGTCTTTGCCTTAAACTGCTACCTGAATAAGAAAAGCCCTCCTCTCCAACATTTGACAAACTAAATAAAAAACTTGCGTCAGTTTCTCTATCCTGAGACAAAGTAAGCTCACCAGATTGCCATACAGGGAAAGCTCGCATAACACCAGCAAGCTCATTAATAACAGAAAAAGCTTCTCCTGATCCTTGAATACTTACATTACAACTAAATCTAGGTTCTTTTGCCTGATTTGGAGGTTCAATAAGTGCACTTGCATAATGAGAAGCATTGAAATAACTATACAAATCTATATTTTCAAACAAATCAACGTCTGAAGGATTATCTGGATCAAAATTAGGTGCAATTTGATCTCCTAACCCATACCTATGATTAGTCATAACATCAAGCAACACCATCGCAGGATCGCTGCACCATTGGGCTGCTCCCATAGTTCCATTAAAAATATACCCATCTGGATAGTGTATAAAGCCAAAACTACTTACAGTTCCAAGTTGCAAATTATCTGCATCAGCTTGATTTTTAACTACGGTAGGAGTTCCAGAATTATTGGCACCTGCTCCTGGAATTCTTACCTTTATGCCACGAATACGAAAAGCTCTTTCTGGTATTGATCTAAACTGTTGAGAACTTAATCGTAAAGTAGAGTATGCACAATTTGGATAAGATTGAGAGCCATCAACTATCTCTTCCATTCTGACCACAGCAAAAGTATCTTGAAATACATCTGGATCTCTGTCATCTGTTTCTCTTGTAACTTTTACTCTTGCTTGACTATAAGTATTAGGCAAATTTATACGATATTCTTTTGAATATGGATCTGCACTTCTTCCTTTTATTGTGTCATCAATTTTCTCTACAAATAAACCATTATCAACTTGTAAAAATATTTTTAATTGAACTTCTGCACCCTCAATATCACCATTATCTTTAAATTCTTGTAACGCATCAAAAGTAATTGTTATTTCTAAACCATCTTTTCCTGTGCTTAAATTTGGGCTTAAAGATGGACCTGAATTAGTACCTCCTGTTGCTTTACTTATAGGATTACTATGAGTTGGGCTTACAGCAGTAGATATTTTTTCAAAAACTGCATTTTCTACATTTTTTACATCTGTTTGATTTTCTTCACCAAACCGAGGTACAAAAGTAACATCCTGAAAACTAAAATCAGATTCTTCAAGATTGTCTAATTTATCAGCAAATTCAGAATCACTTAAAGTTGTATTTATATTTAAAACAGCAGAATCATTTAAAAATATATCCGTTAAACAAGCATTATTATAATTAGCATTGTTTCTAGCAATTCCTCTTAAAGATGGAGTTGCAAAACCCTCTATCTCACCCTCAGACACTAAATCCTGAACAGTGGCAAATTCTTTACTATTAAGAGTATCTTCAGCTCTTTCTGGTTGTCTACTTGATGCTCTTCCTTTTGCTCCTCTAATTATTTTAGACATAAATTATTCCTCCTTTGTAACTATTTGATTTGTATCAATACCTGCTGAAATTACCACTGATCCTGTAACTATTTCTCCATAACATAAAGGTATAGTCGTACCAGCTCTTGATGTGTTTTGAACACCAGAAAAACTAAATGATACTCTAGGATCTTCTTCATTTTCAAATTCTTTAAATTTAGGTAATGGAAAAAGCATTTCAGTTACACCCTGAACTGCTAAAGCAATACCTATATTTCCAATAGCTGCTTGAAATCCACTAAATCCTTGTGCTGCTGTAAATCCTAACCCACTAAAATTAGCACCAGGCATTGCAAATGCTAGTCCAATCATCGCAACTCCTAGTAATGTTTTTCTAAATCCACCACCTGCTCCACTAACAACAGGAACTATATTTACATCAGATTGACCTATCGGATCATGTAATTCGTCTGCTCCTACATCATTATCATTAATAATAATTTGATAATATCTATCATTCATATGAGCTTCAATTCCTTTAAAATTACATACAAGAAATTTTATTGCTTCAGCAGAAGAACTTACAACAGCATCAAATTCCTTATGCCCTACAAATTCAGCTAATTCTCCATGTAATTTAACTTTCCGAAGCATAACGATACCTCTTACCAGTACTTTTGTATAACCATGCAGAATATGGTTCTCTACAAGATAGTCTATCTGCTAAATGATGTAAAACCATATCTCCTAAAAATATAGCTACATGATTTAAAGTTGGATACATTATTGACATTAATAATACATCACCTTTTTTTAATCGTTCTTCAGGTCTTAGTTCTCTAAAACCTGTTCTCCAAGCATAACTTTCAAATAGTGGATCAAATAAAAATTCATCAGGAGTCATGTTTCTTTCATAATCCTTCAACTCAATTCCTTTTTCCTGTTTATACCAATCAACAACTAGGCTCCAACAATCAGTGACTCCCCATACCCATTTTCTACCGATCAAAGGTGCTTTATATCCATTAGGTTCTAAATATGACCATTCTTCTGATTCTGGATTAACGATATACCACGGTAAATTACTTTTTTCACAACTTACTCGATCTGCTTGACTAGGTTCTGGTGAACAAATGGGATGACTATGAACAATACCAATTATATCTCCTAAATTATCTGCTTTTACATAATCTTCTGGATTTAAAATAAATTCTTGATGGCTTGTTATTGATAAATTTTGACAGGGATAATATCGTTTTTTACCTTTAATATTTAACAAAAGACCAACAGATTCTTTTGGATTTTGGTCTTTCGCATGAACCAATGCGTCATCTTTCCAACTCATTGAACAAACGTACCAATAGCAGGAAATAACTTCCTAGTACATTGTCTTTTAGGTATCCTAACACCAGCCAAATCAGAAGGAGCAGCTAATTCAAATTCTACAATTTCTCTATTTTCTGTTGCTTTTCTATCTACTAAATAAATTTCTCTTTTATATTCAGCCGTTGGGTCTGGGGTTCCATAAGGATTAGCAGCAGGGTTACCTCCAATAGCAGGAAAATTATTAGCATCTAAAAATTTTGTTTGAGTTCTAATTCTTGTTAATCTTGCACCTGTTAAATCGTTACCCGTATTAAGAGCACCCGATACCGTATTACTATTTACTGCATTTAATATTGTAGATATAGTTCCATACGCATTACTTACAATAAGTTTAGGTCTTGGTATCTGTCCTTTTCGATAAGCAAAACCTTCTGCAATAATAGGCATCCTAAAGTAATTCTTACCAGCCCATATTATATCTGAATTAGAATTTGCATTAGTTCCCGAATGAAATCTATAAATATTAGTCTCACTATTAGAAATAGGAAGTCCTGCGTTACTTCCGTGTAAATTTGTAAATAAAGTCAATACAAATAATTCAATTATTGCTGATGGATTTATAGGTTGCAGAGAACCAAATAAAGCATTTACAGCTAAATATTGAACATTAGAAGAAGTAGTAGTATTAGTATCATAAGCAATCTGTCCTAATTCTTTAGGCCAATTAGGTTCACTACTTCCTGTCGTACCAGCAGTTGTTACTTTAAAAAATAAACCAGCAACTCTTTTGCTTTCTGTAGGAGCAATTAATGTATTTAGCGATAAATTAGCTCCTGCTGACCAAACGGTAGCTGTCGTCATGGTTCAAATACCTGTCTAAATGTTGCTTGTATTATTGCTCTGTTTACATACGGAATTGTCTTAGACCAAGTTTCACAAACAAACTTAGATGTACTTGCTTCTCCTGGTGGTTGAAAATCAAAACTTGTACCTTCTTCTCCACGATCATCTAAAAAAGCTTCCATTTTTACTGCATCTGCTTGCGATACATCAAAAGTAAAAGTAAATACTCTTGGATTTTGATTTGTCTGTAAACCAAAAACTATTCTTTGTTCATAACCATCGGCAAAACGAACTATACGAGTATTTGGTTTTGAAACTTTTCTTTGACCATATTTAGGAGTCGTTGCACCTGTGGTAAGCCCTCCTCCAATTGAATCATCAAAAGTAGCCATTATGTAAGTAAACCTCCTGGTCTTTTTTGCTGTACTATTTCAGATTGTACTGCTGCTGAAATAATACGACCAAGCTCTCTACCTTTTTGTTCATCACCTTCAATAGAAGAACCAGAAGCATCTACGTTTACAACTATATTTGTTGCACCCATAGCATGATTTGGAGTTATTGTACCTGACACACCTGGGCTAAACAACTCAGGGCCACGTTCTCCTACAAGATAACCACCTCCTGCTGTTACAGGTCCACCATTTGCTCTTGGTTGAATTGTGCTATGACCAACAACGTGTCTATTAAGTTGATTAGCAGAAATTCCAACTCCTTGCTGACGCATACTAGCAGGATTACTACTCATACCTGTGCCAAAAGTTGGATTGAGAAAATTACTAAACAAGCCAAAAATACCTGATCTTATTTGTGCTGCTAACATTTGTGCTGCCATATCCAAAAAATGATCTGCTGTGCGTTCAAATAGATTTCTTAATGCTTCTTGTGCCGTCATTGAACCTTTTATAATACCTTTAAATGATTCAGAAAAACTATTACCAATACTTTTACCAAAAGCATCAATTTGAGTTAAAGGATCTAATAATCTGTTTAATTCATCAACAGGAGCTTTAATAATTGCTTGTCTTTCTAATTCTGCATTAAATTCTTTTTGTATTCTTAATCTTTCTTTAGCTTGTGCAATAAGAGCATCAAAATCTGCACCTGCTTTTTTAGCTTTAAATTCTTCTAATTCATCTACGGACATAAATCCACCACCACCTAATATTCCTTTAGATGGATCTTTAAGTTTAAATTTCCCTCTAAAAGGATTTAATTTTTCAAAAAAACCAACTTTTTTACTTTCTTGTTTTATGATTTGTTTGTTTTTATCAATAATATTTCCTAGTAACTGATCTTGAGCAGCAGTAGCATCTTTACTTTTTAAAGTCTCTAAAGCACTAATAGCTTGATTTATACCAAGCTCTTTTGATAATCCAGGTAATGCACTAATAATTGAAGAGTTATCTTTTAATCCAGCAAAAATATCAAAGGTTCCTTCTGATCCAAATGTTTTCAATAAAGTAATTCTTGCAGATGCTTCAAACTGTTTAAATGCTTTTAATGCTTCAAGTGCTTCATCTTTTGTTATTCCAAGAGATTTAGCAAATTCAGCTACTTGTTTTGAGGTGAACAACGAAGTTCCACCTGTTGCTGCTATTGAAACATTTAATTTATCTACAGCTTTATTAAAAGCTCTAGTTTTTTCTATCTGAGCAGCAATAGCAGTAGCAAAAATAGAAGCAGCAAAACCACCTCCAGGTGCAAGTGCTCCTCCAGCACCACCAGCAATAGCACCAAATGCAGAACTTAAACCACCAGCACCAAACAAGGCAGGAAAACCTCCACCAATCAATGCACTACCAACGCCACCTTTAATTCGACCTCTCATGCCACCTGGCATTCCAAAAAGCCCACCTTGTTTAAATTGTTGTCTTAGTCTAAATCCTTGTGGCAGTGCTGGTCCTATTTGACCACCTGATACTCCAAATGCTTTTGTTGATTGTTCAGCAGATGCTATACCAAGAGATAATTTTTCTACTTGTAAAATATTTTGTCTTACTTTTAATTCTTTTTTTAATAATTTTTCTCTTTTTTCTTGATTTCTTCTAATTGATTTAGCAACAGGATCTCCAGCTAAACCAAAACCAAAATTAGTATCTTGTCTTGCTGCTTGACTCGCAGCAATATTTCTCATAAT